GGCGAGGCTTAGGAACGCCTAACAAGACCACACAACAGGCAAGGGAGGCGATTGCTTGGTTTGTTGATGGTAACGCACACAGATTAGCAGAGTGGCTAGATGAGGTCGCTAATGGCATCCCTGAGGCAGATATGAAACCCAACCCTGCAAAGGCATTTGAGTTATTCCAAAGCGTAGTGGAATACCATGTGCCGAAACTTGCTAGAACAGAGATAACAGGCGCAGACGAAGGCGCAATCGAAATGGTGATCAAGTGGGAAAGCGCGAAGTAATCATTCCTTACTCTCCGAGAGAGGCGTTCATGCCTTTTCACCAAAGGACAGAAAGATGGTCATGTCTGGTGGCTCACCGAAGGGCGGGTAAGACAGTCGCAGCTATCAACGACCTGATACGCAGAGCATTGACAGAGGGTGGGGTGAGAGCACAGTATGCCTATATAGCCCCGTTCAGAAGTCAAGCCAAGTCTGTGGCATGGGATTACCTAAAGTTCTATGCCCAACCCGTAAGTAAGAGCACCAATGAGAGCGATTTAACAGTCGAGTTGGTCAACAGGGCAAAGATCAGACTCTTTGGCTCAGACAACGCAGATGCTATGAGGGGCTTAGGATTTAACGGGGTATACCTAGACGAGTATGGAGACTTTAAGCCTAGCGTGTGGGGTAATGTCATAAGACCAACTTTGTCTAGCACCTTGGGCTGGGCAGTCTTTGGGGGTACTCCGAAGGGAAAGAATCAGTTTCACGACATATATAGGGTTAGCCAGGCAACGCCCGATTGGTTCTTGTTACGCCTACCAGCATCGGTGTCTAACCTATTACCCGACTCAGAATTGCAGGCGGCTCGGTCACAGTTAAGCATTGATCAATACGATCAGGAATACGAGTGCAGCTTTGATGCAAGTATCTTAGGGGCCTACTATGGACAGGAGATGCGCCAATTAGACGCAGATGGCAGAATCCAAGACCTCAAGTTTGACCCTGATGCAGATGTATTTAGTGCATGGGACTTAGGCTATCGAGATGACACCGCGATTTGGTTCTACCAAGTAGTCAGGGGTGAGATTCATGTGATGGACTACTATGCGGTAAGTGGCGCATCCATCGAGGAAATAGCCAATGTTGTGAACAGCAAAGGTTATCGGTACACCAAGCACTTCTTACCCCATGACGCTAGAGCCAAAACCCTTGCCTCTGGGGGCAAGTCAATCCTTGAACAACTTGCCAACCATTTGGGAGGCATAAGTAAATTAGCCATAGTGCCAGACATCGGTGTGCAAGACGGCATACAAGCGGTTAGAATGATTTTGCCCAAGTGCTACTTTGACCCCATCTGCGAGGAAGGAATTGAAGCATTAAGGCAGTATCAGAGAGAGTATGACGAAGATAAGAAAACATTTCGGCAGACTCCAAGGCACGACTGGACGAGTCACCCAAGTGATGCTTTTAGAATGCTTTCGGTTGCGTATCGTCAGGATAAGTCAAACGACCCCCAACCCAAAGGGAAGACTTTACAGACGATTACGCTAGACGAATTGTGGGATTTTGAAACTACACATAAAGAGGAACGCATATGAGCCAACCAGTAGCAGAAGTCGGTGGATACAAAAACATCTCTAGCACGGGGGCAGTCTCGACAGGGGCTTGTCAACTCATAGGGTTCTATGTCAACAATACATCAAGTGGAACGCTAGTCTTGCGCGATGGTGGCTCGGGTGGTACTGTGATGTCTGGAACTATCACCCCAGCAATCGGGTTTCACCGATTCCCTGCGAATGTGGGTGTTAGTCTCTACGCCACCATTGGTAGCACTTTGGATGTGACATTCTTCTACGCAGGTTGATATGCACGACAGCACATACGATGATGGTGCTTATGAGGAAGAGCAAGGCCCGTACTGGCACGACCAAATAGACAAAGCTGCCAAAGTCTTTGACAAGTGGGAAAAGCGCGGTAAGAAGGTAGTAAGACGCTACCGAGATGAGCGCGATGCCATTGAGATGCCAAGGATGAAGTTCAACATCCTGTGGTCAAACATCTCCGTTCTATTCCCCGCACTCTACGGACGCATGGCAAAGCCAGAGGTCTCCCGTAGATACAGCGACCAAGACCCAGTAGGACGATTAGCCTCTACGATGCTAGAGCGCGTAATTGAGTATGAGGTAACACAGTTTGGTGACTTTGACTCTGCTATGCAAGGCGTGGTGCAAGACCGCCTATTGCCTGGTCGCGGTACAGCGTGGGTGCGCTATGAGCCAATCATTGTTGGACAAGAAGCCCCAGAAGCTGCCACAGGCATTGAGCCAGATGAAGGCATTGAGATTACCAACACAGAGGAAGTCGAGCGCGTTGACTCAGCGCACAGTCCTGTGGATTATGTCTATTGGACAGACTTTCTCCATTCACCAGCCCGAACATGGGATGAGGTGTGGTGGGTAAGCCGTTGGGTCTACATGACACCCGAAGAGGGCATCGAGCGTTTTGGTGATGTGTTCAAGAATGTACCTTTGCACGACCAGAATGACGATGTAGACTCCAAGAATCCAATGACCGCCAAAGCCACCTACGGCAAGAAGGCTAAAGTCGCTGAGATATGGAACAAACGCACTAAAAAAGTGTGTTGGGTTGCCAAGGGATACCCCCAAGCACTTGATGAGCGTGATGACCCTCTCGAATTAGAAGGGTTTTTTCCTTGTCCCAAGCCTTTATTGGCTACTACGACCAACGGGTCGATGATTCCAGTACCAGATTACTGCGAATATGAAGACCAAGCCCAAGAACTAGACAACCTTACACAAAGAATTTACCTATTGGTGAAGGCTTGCAAGGCGGTTGGTGTGTTTAACGCTGAGTTTAAGGAACTTGGGCGGTTATTCACAGAAGGGGTAGACAACAAACTGTTCCCTGTGACCGCATGGGCAGCCATGAGCGAAAAGGGCGGGCTAAAAGGCGCAATAGACATGATGGACACAAGTGCCATCATCAAGACCTTACAGCAACTTTATCAATCCCGAGAGGTTGTTAAGCAATCTATCTACGAAATCTGTGGAATATCGGACATTATTCGTGGTGCAAGCAACGCAAACGAAACCCTTGGTGCGCAACAACTCAAAGCCAACTTTGGTAGCCTGAGACTAAGGGCTACTCAGGGCGATGTGGCGAGATTTGCTACTGATCTGTTCCGCATCAAGGCGCAGATCGTTTGTAAGTTCTACCCACCTGAGTTAATTGTGGAGATGTCTGGGGTGATGAACACGCCAGAGGGTCAGAATCCGCAATTGTTGCAAGCTGCGGTGCAGATGCTCTCAAACAGCACGATTCGAGACTTCCACATCCAAGTTGAGGCAGACACATTAGCCCAGATTGACGAACAAGCCGAGAAACAAAGCGCGGTTGAGGCAATTGAGGCTATTACAGGGTTTTTGCAAAACGGCTTGCCTATGGTGCAACAAGCCCCAGAGATGTTGCCCTTGTTTGGTGAGATGCTCTTGTTCACAGTACGCAGATTTAGGGCTGGTCGCAGTTTAGAGTCGGCTATTGAGCAAGCAATGCAATCCTTACAGCAAAAAGCACAGATGGCGCAACAGCAACCGCCTCAACAAGACCCCGAGATGCTCAAGTTACAGGCTGAACAACAAGCCGAGCAAGGGCGTATGCAAGCCCAAGCGCAGACCGAGCAAATGAAAATGCAAGCACAGGCTCAGTTAGAGCAAGCCAAGGCTCAGTTAGAAATGCAGATGCAACAAGCGAAAGCCCAAGCAGATATGCAGTTAGAGCAGATGAAAGAACAGTTTGCCCAACAAGTCGCTAACAATGAGTTACAAGTTAAGGCTCGGGAAATGCAAGGCAAAGAGGAATACGAGCGTTGGAAAGCCGAATTGGACGCTGCGACCAAGATCATGGTGGCAAGGATTGGAAGTAACCCTGGCGTGGACTTGCCCGTTATTGAGGCAGCTTCCGCACAGATCACCAATGAATTGGGTGGGACTATCGTTCAAGCAATGGACAAGATGGCACTCATGCACGACCAAATGGCTAACCTACACGGGCAGACCATGCAAAACATTGGCGAGGCGATGCAGAAACTCAACGCGCCTAAGAAGGTTGTGAGGGGTGCTGATGGTCTAGTTATTGGAGTAGAAACAGCATGAGCCTAGTCCTAGCCGATAGGGTAAGGGAGACCACCCAAACAACGGGAACAGGCACTATTACTTTGGCTGGCGCAGTTGATGGTTTTCAATCTTTTTCAGTCATTGGCAACAACAACACAACCTATTACACGATAGCAAGCACAACGCAATGGGAAGTGGGAATTGGTCAGTATTACGGGGGAACTCTAAGTAGAGACACAATTCTTTCGTCATCTACTGGGTCTGCGGTTAATCTAAGCGCAGGCTCTAAGGATGTGTTTGTTTGCTACCCTGCGGGAAAATCGGTCAATGAAGACGCAAACAATCGGGTATTGATTCCTTATACAACGGGAACAACCAATGTTGGCTCTTTAAATGTAGGTAATGCCACAGCACACACAGACTCAGGCGTTATTGCTGGTTTTACTGCTAGTGAGCCGTTATATCTCTACACAAGTTTGCAGAACACAAGCACAGCAAACACAAGTTATGCAAGTTATGCGGTCAACGATGGTTTGCATACAGCCTACGCAGAATTGGGAATAAATAACTCTACTTACAGTTACTCGGCTGCGGGATACCCTAATAATGGGTTTTCTACGCCATTGGCAAGTTTCGTTGAATCCTATGGTGGCCCTCTAGTCATAGGGTCATGGGATAACCAAAAGATAAGCATGATCATCAATGGTGCTGTTAGCACTACGGATGCAATGACGATCAACACCAATGGGTCGGTAGCGTTTAATGGTCAAGTTGGTACTGCTGGTCAGGTCTTACAAAGCAACGCCACAAGCGCACCGACTTGGGTAACACTTAGTAGTGGAACTGTGACAAGTGTTAGCGGTACGGGAACAGTAAGCGGTCTCACGCTATCTGGCACAGTTACAAGTTCTGGAAGTTTGACCCTTGGGGGCGCGATTACAGGCTTTGCTACAAGTGGCGCAAACACAAACATCACCTCGGTTGCATTGACCACAGGCACGATCTCCACCGCCCCAAGCGCGTCAACCGACATTGTTAACAAGACTTATGCGGACGGACTAGCCGCAAAGTGGGGCTAAATGTTTGGCATATCGGCATTTAGTCAAACGCCATTTGCAAGCGTTCCTAGTGGGGTAACGCCTGTAATTGAAATTCCGCTTGGTGGACACTTTGGGTTTAATGAGAAAAAGCGCGATGCTGAGTGGGCTAAAGACCGCAAACTAGAGGCTCAGAGAAAGAGAAAACTCCAAGAGGCTTTGTTTGGTTTACCGCCAGAGGTGAGGGAAGAGATCACATCTGCGCCCGAGCAAACAATAGATATTGCAGTCAGAAAACAAATTGATTATGATTCTCTTATGCAAAAGGTCAAAACCTTAGAAAATAAGGTTAGGTTGAAGCGAGATGAAGAAGACATTGCAATGATATTGGAGATGATGTGAGACAAACTTGGGTATTTCCATCTGACGGGTCAGAGCCTTACGAAAAGCACCTCGGCCCACCTAATGAGCGATATTCTGTGATGGGCGATATAACTCCCTTTATGTCTCCAGACGGAGTAATGATTGAGGGTCGCGCCCAATGGCGTGAGCACTTAAAGAAAACCGATTCCATTGAGATGGGGCATTCAGATGTTAAGTATGCTCAAGAGCAATGGAACAAGAAGAAACAAGCGCAGAATGATCGTCTACGGGGTCAATTGCAAACAGTCCAAGAGTTTGACCGACCAGGCGCACCCATAGCACCCACAAAGATGTCAAATTTAAATGTAGAGATGGCAAATAGGTTGCATAATCGCCCTATGCCCGAGCGCAAAGAAATGATTAAGTTGACTTTAGACCAAATGAAAAGGATGAGATAAATGGAAAACGAAGTTGTCGCACCCGATGACCAAACTGCCCCAGAACCAGAAATTAAGACGGAGACTGCCGAAGTCAAGGCAGAAGCAGAGCCTCTCAGTCGAGCAGAGGTAATCCGCGAGGCACTCAAAAAAGACACTAAAGAGCCTAAAGAGGCTAGGGCAGAACGCCCAAGCAAGTTCCCTACGCCTGCTAGTAGACAGGAAAAGCCTGCTATTCAAGCCCCTGATATGCCTAAGTCTCTTAAGTTTGAGATGAAAGCACATTGGGAGAAAGCCCCCCCTGAGTTACGCCAAGCGATAGCCCAGAGAGAGGCAGACTTTGAGCGTGGCATTACTAACTACAAGAGTCGGGATGCCGAGGCAAAGCAGATTACAGACCTTTTCCAACCCTACGAGTGGATGCTGAGAAACGAGAACGCAACGCCTGCATCGGCTATTGCGCCACTCTTACAGACCGCAGCACTCCTACGAACTGGAACGCCACAACAGAAGTCTCAGGCTGTGGCACAAATGATTCAGCAGTTCCAAATACCGCTAGATCAGATCGCATCCCACTTTAATGGGCAAGCACAGCCACAAGATAATCATTACAATCAACTTGCGCAACAAGTTCAACAACTGACTCAGCACATCACGCAGAGCCAGTATGAGGCGCAGAAACAGAATGAAAGCCGAGCACTCTCGGTAATCCAGCAATTCGCGGCTGACCCTGCGAATGCACATTTCGAGGCAGTCCAAGACAGAATGCTGACGCTTCTCCAAGCACCGCACATTCTGGGGGACACGGGAAATATGTCTGAGCGCGAGAAATTGCAATTAGCGTATGACACGGCCATTCGGTTAGACCCTGCGATTTCGCAACAGATGTTTGTTCAACAACAACAGAACTTGCAAGCCCAGAATCAAACCCAGAGAGCAAAAGCTGCGGCAGTTCAGATCAAAGGCGCACCAAGCGCGGGTCTGTCTACCGCATTAAATCAAACTGACCGCAGGGCTGTAATTGCTAACGCATTACGAACTGCAAACTATTAAGGGGAATTCTTATGGCATACGCCAATAGTAATTACTCAGATGTATTAGCAACCACCATTGAGTCGCGTTCTGGCATCGTTGCCGACAATGTGACTAAAAACAATGCTTTGCTGACTCGCCTGAGAGAGAAAGGCCGTTACAAGCCTTTTACGGGTGGTTCGACTATTCTTCAAGAATTGTCATTCCAAGCAAACTCCACAGCCATGTATTACTCTGGTGCTGAAGTGTTGAACATATCCCCTGCGGATGTGATCAGCGCGGCTCAGTTCCCGATTAAACAAGCTGCCGTGGCAGTTACCATTAACGGACTTGAGATGTTGCAAAACTCAGGCGAAGAGCAGATCATTGATTTGTTTGATGCCCGTTTAGATGTAGCAGAGGCTTCTATTGAGAACTTGATCTCTACGGGTATTTACTCGGACGGAACAGCGAACAATGGTAAGCAGATCACAGGCTTGCAGGCAATGGTTGTCGCATCACCATCTACTGGTGTTGTTGGCGGTATTGATCGTGCTACTTGGTCTTTCTGGCAAAACCAGACCTTTGACTTCTCTAGCGACCTCGGTGTAAGCGCAAGCGCGTCTAACATTCAAACTGGTTTCAATCGTTTGTATGCAAAGACCTCTCGCGGTTCAGATGTTGTGGACTTGATCTTGTTGGATAACAACTTGTGGTCATTCTTCATGGCTTCTTTACAGAACATTCAGCGTTTCCCTGGCTCAAGCAAGATGGCTGAACTCGGCTTTGTTGCCTCTAAGTACATGAACGCAGATGTGGTTCTAGATGGTGGTATTGGGGGTAATATTCCCGCATCCACGGGGTATTTCCTTAACACGAAATACATCTTTTTCCGTCCTCACGCAAACCGCAACTTCGTCCCAATAGGCGATGAGCGTATGAGTACCAACCAAGACGCAATTGTGCGTTTGATTGGATGGGCGGGTAACATGACAGCCTCGGGACTTCAGTTCCAAGGCATTATGACGGAGTAAAAATCATGGCTGATTACATCACCGATGGAAAAATTGGCGTTGACTTGACGGCAACCTATGCGTCAACCTCCGCAGGCTCTACTACGCTATTTCCTGTCACACCAGGCACTCGCGTAAACACAACCAACAATGGTGTCTACGTCTTTGCTCGCGCAGAGTCCACCATTAGCCAGTTTGACGCTGTGATCATGAGCACATTTGCAGATTCAGCGAGTTCTACTCCTGTTCTCCGCGCTGTGCCTGTCACAACGACGAACGCTGCGGCTCTTGGTTACAACATGGTTGGCTTTGCACAAACCGCTATCGCTTCTTCCTACTATGGTTGGATTGGTATCAACGGAGTGTTGCAAGTTAGCCTATTGGTTGCTTGCCAACCTAAAGTGCCTTTGTATACGACCGCAACTGCGGGTAAATTGGACGATACAACTGTGTCGGCTGGTTACATCCAAGGTATCGTGGCGAATACATCTGCCACTTCTGCATCTGCGCCATTCTGCGTAGTTAACAATGCAGGCTTATTGACTTCTAACCCAGTCTAAAAGCGGACGCTCTCTCCCCAAAAAGGAGAGGGCTTTCTAATGACATTTGTTCCCCTAAAGATCGTTGGTAAGTGTGTTGCTGACGATGAGACTTTGTTTCAAAACATGGAGAGTGCGGTAGCGCGTGGTTACCCCCAAGTTTTGAGACAGGAATCCCCCAAAGACGGGGTGATCACGCTAGTGGCGAGTGGGCCGAGCGTGGCGGGGCAGATAGATGTCATTAGAGAGATGGCTCAAACAACCCTAATTGTTGCGATTAAAGACGCACATGATTGGTTGATAGACAACGGGGTAATACCAGACTACGCCCTAGCAATAGACCCCCAAGAGCACAGAATATCGTTCCACAAGCCCAACACAGGCGTGGAATACATGATTGCCTCCCAATGCCACAAGGCGATGTTTGACAACCTTGAGGGGCAAAAGGTCACGATCTGGCATCCGTATGTGATGAAGGGTCAGAACAGACCTAAAAACTCTATGTTGATCGGTGGAGGAACGACCTCGGGATTACGGGCTATTTCCTTGTTTTATGTGCTCGGATGGCGACACTTTGCTTTATTTGGGTTTGATTCTTGTTTAGACGGAGACAAACTGAGGGTCAACGGCTCGGGTCTCAAAGAAGGCGATCAACTTACAGAGATCAGGATAGACCAAGAGGGTGAGACTTTTTACTGCAACGCAGCTATGGCTCTGCAAGCCGAGCACTTCCAAACTTACTACGATTACTTACCAGACGCGCAGTATTACGGGTTTGGGCATGGACTAATTCAAGCAATTATTAAGAAACGCGAAGAGAACGCAGTCGAACTCCAAACCTTGATCGACAACAAAAAAAAGCCAAACAACAGGGTTTCATTTATCCATTTTGGTGACAAAACTTCCGCTAGTTGGCGATATAGAGCCAAGATCGTGAGCGAAGGGTGGGCAAGCCTCAATGATTTCTCTGCCGATACCCTCATATTTGCCAAACCTCAAGCCAATGAACTGATGCACATGGCGAGAGCCAAGGCTAGGGGCGCGTGGGTGATCGTGGACTTTTGTGATGACCATTTTGATTGGGTTCACTACAAGGAGGCTTTAAGACTAGCGGATGCGGTGACTTGCCCAACAGAGACAATGGCAAAGATCATCAAGGAACACGGACGGGATGCTACTGTGATTGGTGACCCTTACGAGTACCCAGAAGCGAAACCACATTGCAACGGGCTAAACCTCCTTTGGTATGGTCACGCAGTCAACAAACACAGTTTAGAGCGCATATTGCCAGACCTAGAGGGCTATGACCTACGGGTGGTGTCCAACTTTGGCGGTGCTATCCCTTGGTCGCATGAGACCATGCTAGAAGAATTTGCAAGAGCAGATATTGTCTTAATGCCTGCGACAGCAGAATACAAGAGTCCTAACAGGGCAGTAGAGGCAATCCGACAAGGGTGTTTTGTGGTCAGCGAAAGAGACTTAGGAATCCCCCATATTTATGTAGGCAACATCCTAGAAGGAATTAAATGGACACAGAACACAAACACCCTTATATCCAAGGCGCAGAAGTTCGTGAGGGAAGAATTCACGCCAAGAATACTGATCGACAAGTGGAAGACACTTACGAAACTGCGTACAACCTCGGATGCGGTAGCAAAAAATGGGACGGATGGATAAATGTCGATTTGCACTCAGATATTTCCGACATCAAGTGCGACCTTAGAAAACTAGAGATTGCCTCAGACAGCGCGGATGCGGTGGCAGCTATCCATGTGCTAGAGCACTTCTACGAGTGGGAAGTCGCTGAAGTCTTAACAGAGTGGAAACGAGTCCTAAAGCCAAGCGGTAAGATGATTCTTGAACTGCCCTGTATGGACAAGGTGTTTGCGTATGTCTCCAACTGCGTAATCAACAAACAACCATTACAGCCCTTTATGACCATGTGGGCGTTATATGGTGACCCCAAGCATAAGAGCGAGGCAATGTGCCACAAATGGGGTTGGTTTCAGAATCCATTAAGAGATATGCTTGAAATGGTGGGTATGACAGAGATCAAGTTCTGTGAACCAAACTACCATTTTCCATTTAGAGATATGAGGGTTGAATGCTTAAAGGCGTGATGAGTAATTCTCAAAGGCACGAACAGATGGGAAAGTCGCTACACTTCCCATTTTTGAAAAAGCGAGACAAGTTCAATGATCGGTGGGTGTCAATTGTTTGTTATGGCCCAAGCCTCCTAGATACTTGGACGCACATCAAACGCCCCATCATCACAGTATCAGGGGCGCACGACTTTCTAGTAGACAAAGGGATAACACCTGATTGGCATATCGATTGTGACCCCCGAGAACATAAGGCGAGGATGTTGAAAAAGCCCCAGAAGGCTACAAAATATTTATTGGCATCAGTATGTCATCCGACCTATTTTGAGGCTTTAAAAAGGCATCAGGTCAAGATATGGCATCTTGTTAACGGGGATGACTTTGAGACTGTGGCATGGGTAGCAGATAAACATCCAGAGGGGATGGAGAGCCTAATCGGTGGTGGGTCATCTGTGGGGATGAGGGCGATGAATGTGAGCGCAGCCCTCGGATACAGAAAGTTCCATATCTTTGGTATGGACAACAGTTTCACAGAGAGTAGACACGCGGGGGAACATTTGGGAAAAGAGCAAGAGATAACGATGGTGCAGGCGGGGGAGAGAATCTTCCAAACTACTAAGCAGATGTGCCAAGCTGCGATAGAGATGGAAAAGTTCTTGGAGACTCAAGACGCAGAGGTTATATTTCATGGTGACGGGCTGATGCAGGAAACTGCCAAAATTCTTAAACAAAGGAACTAATATGCAAGACGCAAACTGGACAAATGAGAGTTTTATGGAGGACAACCGAGGCAAGATGGCGGTGTTTTTCCATACTGTGCAAGTGCAAAACAACTTCAAGACAATGACCGAAAAGCGTCCGATCTTTGAAGAAAAGATATTTTTGAAGAAATTAGTGCCTGGTGACTCCACTCTAGTGGTTGACCGCCCTATGCGCGAACAAGATGTTGAAGAGTACCCAATCGAGTGGGCGCGTTTTGAGCAAAAGAAAGAACAACGGGTATCAGGCACTCCTATTGATGTGTGGACAGTCATAAGCGAAACCCAAAAGGCTGAATTTAAGGCTTTGCATATTTTCACAATTGATCAGTTTGCACAACTTGCAGACAGCGTGGGCAACAAGATCATGGGATTTAACGACCTACGGGATAAGGCTCGGGCGTTTATAGCCGCAGCCAAGGATTCCGCAGTATTCGATAAAATTCGTGCTGAAACCGATGCCAAACTTGCACAACAAGAGGAAGAAATGGCACAATTGAGGGAATTGGTTAATCAGTTAACTGCTAAGAAATCTGGCAGACCTAAAAAAGAATTGGTGGAGTAAATGTCCTATACCCTATTAGAGTTGGTTGATCAGGTCTCAGGCGAACTTGGACTAACCCAACCGCCTCTAGTAATAGGGTCTACGAATAACCAAACCATCCAACTTCTAGCCCTTGCACAGCGTCTTGGAAAAGACCTTGTAAGGGATTTTGAGTGGCAAAAGTTAGTAAAAGCCTACATTTGGCAAACCCAGAACGCGATCTCCACAACTGGAAACATCACCGCAAACTCATCAGTTATCACCAACATTCCCAATACTGCTGGTCTGCAAGTTGGGAATGTAATAACGGGAACGGGACAAACCCCATACGCTGAGATTTTGACGATTGACAGTAGCAGTCAAGTCACGCTAAACGCGCCTGTAACGACCTCTACCGCATCGGTCTCCATGACCTTTGCCAAACAGGATTACGACTTGCCGAGTGGCTACGACAGGATGATCTCAGACACGAACTGGGATAGAACAGACCATTGGCGCAACCTTGGAACGAAATCTAGCCAAGATTGGCAGTTCTTACAGGGTGGCATTATCTCGATTGGCCCTCGTGAGCGTTATCGGATATACAACGGCAAATTCCGCATATTCCAAGCCCTCACGACTGTTTACAACTTCTCTTTTGAGTATGTGTCGAACTATTGGGTGTGTGCTGCGGGTTCGTCTGAAGGCACAAAAGCCCAATTTACAGCCGACACCGACACTTGTGTATTCCCTGATGACTTGATGATGGCAGGGCTAAAGTTCTACTTCTTGAAAGCCAAGAAACTAGATTACGGCATTGAATTGGGTGAATTTACTCGGGCATTGAGTTACAACAAGGCTCAAGATGTACCAGTTCCATCCATGTCTCTAGCACCAGTAGGCATGAACCAATTGGTTGGGCCTTGGTCTGTGCAAGACGGCAATTGGCCTAGCGTTTAACAGGAGGCGTTATGAAATTAGACGGACTTTATGCCAATATCCAAGCAAAGAGGGAGAGGATAGCCGCAGGCTCGGGCGAGAGGATGAGAAAGCCTGGCACAGAGGGCGCACCTACTGCTAAAGACTTCAAGCAAGCTGCTAAGACTGCAAAACCTGAGAAGAAGAAATGAGCGCGGCTTGGCAACGCAAGGAAGGTAAGAACCCCGAGGGCGGTTTAAACGCCAAGGGACGCGCCTCTGCAAAGGCAGAAGGCATGAACCTCAAGCCTCCTGTGCCAAGCGGAGATAACCCTCGCAGAGCGTCTTTTCTAGCCCGTATGGGCGCAATGCCTGGGCCGATGGAAAAGAACGGAGAACCCACCCGATTAGCACTTTCGCTAAAGGCATGGGGGGCTTCGTCTAAGGAAGATGCCAGAGCAAAAGCCAGAGCAATTTCTGAGAGAAATAAAAAATAATGCTCAAACAATACGCCAAATACGCTAAGTTAAAAACACAAAGCGCAACTACGATAACTGTGCCTGCCCCCATTGGTGGGTGGAATGCTCGGGATTCGCTAGGGTCAATGGCGATTGAGGATGCGGTGACGCTGACGAATTGGTGGCCAGGCACGAACTCGGTTATCTTGAGAAACGGCTACACAAAACACGCCACAGGCATGACGGGGCAAGTTGAGTCTGTAATGACCTACGCCTCGGGTTCGTCTGACAAACTGTTTGCTGCTGTGGGGCAGTATGTCTACAACATCACTACTGGTGGCGCGGTGGGTTCGCCTGATTTATCAAGCCTTACCAATGCCAAATGGCAATCTGTGAACTTCACCAACACGGGCGGTTCATACCTGATGATGGTCAACGGGGCAGACAAACTCCGCAGTTACGATGGCTCTGCTTGGCACAAAGACGGAGACGGGGCAGGGTATGACATTACTGGTGTAAATACCGCCCAATGCTCAAACATCAACCTATTTAAAAACCGCATTTGGTTAATCCAAGACCAAACGCTGAAATCATGGTACTTACCGATTAACGCTATTGCAGGCGCAGCTACTGTTTTGGATATGTCTTCCCTAGTCCAGATGGGTGGCTATCTGGTGGCAGGCATGACATGGACGCTAGACGCTGGCTATGGCATGGATGACTATTTAGCGTTCATCACCTCTAAAGGCGAGGTTTTGGTGTGGAGGTTAACTGACCCCACCACTCCATCGGGCATCTCTTTAATCGGTGTTTATACAGTCGGTGCGCCTATTGGGTCGAGGTGTTGGGTTAAGTTTGGTGGTGACCTCTTGATCATCACTCAGGACGGGGTAGTGCCAATGTCGGGGGCTTTGCAGAGTTCTAGACTAGACCCAAGGGTGTCGATTACGAACAAAATCCAATACGCCATGAGTGCGGCAATATCGAACTATTCGACTAATTTCGGGTGGTGTTTGCTGTATTTCCCCAAAGAAAACCAATTGATTATGAATGTGCCTATTTCGACAGGCGCACAACAGCAGTATGTGATGAACAACATCACTAAGTCTTGGTGCAATTTCACGGGTTGGGCGGCTAATTGTTGGGTGCTATACAAAGATAACCCTTATTTTGGGGGTGATGGGTATGTGGGTCAGGCGTGGAACACAAATGCAGACGCAGGGGCTGATATAGCCTCGTTTGGTTTGCAATCGTTCCAAACTTACGGCAGAGCCAATCAAAAGCAATGCGAGATGATCAGGTATCACTTGTTTACAAACGGAGTCCCCTCGATTTACGGGAATGTAAATGTGGACTACAACATATTAGATGAGAGCGTTTCACTAGACTTTACTGTTGAGACTTATGGGCTTTGGGATACATCTTTGTGGGACTTTGGTGTTTGGGGGGACGGATTAGTTCCAAACGCTACTTGGCAAGGGGTAACGGAAATAGGTTATTCGTTCGCACCCCTGATAAAAAGTGCCACTCAAGGAATACAATTGCAATGGGTTGCTAGTGACTTAGTGTTCGCTAGTGGCGGTACTCTCTAGGAGAAATTATGGGTTGGCTCAACGAATTAACAAAAGTGATTGTGGGTAAACCCCCATCAGCCCCCGCAGCCCCAGACTATACGGGGGCAGCCGTGGCACAGGGCGCAGCTAACTTGGAAGCGGCTCGGGCTACGGCAATGCTGTCAAACCCCAATGTTTACTCTCCTTATGGCAACCAAACAGTTACTTATAACGGGGACATTCCTACTGTTACGCAAACGCTAACCCCCGCAGCCCAAAAAACACTAGAGCAACAACAAGCACTAGGTTTCAAACTGACTGACTTGGCGGGTAAGGGGTTTTCTGCTGTTGATACATCAATGGGAACGCCTTTCTCGTTTGGTGGCCCAAGCGTCCAAACCTCGCTAGACACCTCTGGAATAGCCAGAATGCCTGTTAACGCAGGCACTACGGGTCAAGAGGCGATCATGTCGCGCCTAGAGCCAAGCATAGCGAAAAACCGAGTTAGCACAGAGACTCAATTGATCAATCAGGGATTGCGACCAGGCACAGAGGCGTATGACAACGCCATCAACTTACTCAGCCAACAAGAAAACGACCAAAGAACGCAAGCGGTTTTACAAGGTCTAGGCTTAGACATAACTGCTAACACCCAAGGCTTTAACCAAGCCCTACAAGGTGGTCAGTTTGCCAATACTGCCCAACAACAAGCGTTGGCACAAGCCATTCAACAGCGTCAAATGCCTCTTAACGAGGTCAATGCGTTGGTGGAAGGCTCTCAGATACAGAATCCTCAGTTTGGGGCTTATCAAGGCTCTAATGTCGCGCCAGCACCGATTGCTAACGCTACTACCTTGCAAGGTCAATTTGACCAAAATACTTACAACCAGAATGTCGGTTCATATAACCAACAACTTGCGGGTCTGTATTCGTTGGGTAGTTCAGCCGCAGGCGGTAAAAAATAAAAGGATGAAAAATGCCTGATGTAAACCTAAACCCTTTTACAGCAGAAAGCGCAGCTATACAGCGCAGATTGCAAATGGCTCAAGCACTTGGGCAACAAGCATTGCAACCTATGGACTTACCGCAACAAGCGGGGGTTCGCGCCTCTCCTTATGCGGGATTGGCAAAGATACTACAAGCGTATAACGCAGCGCAAGCAGAAAAATCCGCTACCCAAGAATACAAAGATTTAGCGGAAAGATACCAAGCAGGCAACCGAGCCGAAGTGGGTTCATTCTTGGAGGCTATGCAAGGCACACCAGCCAAGGAATTGGCAGGCCCTGCCCCCCAAGGCGCACCAACAGGCGTATCGCCCGAGGGTGTTCAAGGTGGATACATACAGCCTGCACAAGCCCCTGACAGACAAAGAGCAATGGCATTAGCCCTTGGCTCACAGAATCCAACCCTACAAGGTGCGGGTGGGGCTATGTTGAGTTCTATGATGACTCCAAAGTCACCTATCCAAGTGGCTGCGGGTGGAACTGTTCTTGACCCAACAACAATGCAACCTATCTACACCGCGCCTAGAGAGCGAACAGGCGAATTGGGTGTTTACGATGAGTATGTAAGACAGCAAAAAGCCGCAGGCAAACAGCCTATGAGCATTGATCAATTCATTATTGAGCAAAAGAAAGCGTCTCGAAATGTTACTGTCAATCCTAGAGAGAGAATGCAATTTGACCCTGTACGGGGTGGCGTTGTTAACCTAGATACTGGTGAATTTAAGCCCGTGACTAGCCCAACTGGTGAGCCTATCGGTAGTCGTGAAAAGCCATTGACCTCTGGTGAAGTAAATAAAATTACTGACATTGATACTACGTTGGGGGCGCAAAAGGGACTCAAAGACACATTTGATGACAAATATGCTGGCTACAAATTACAAATGGGCGGTGAGTTAGCCAATGTAATAGGTAGTAAATTTGGTGGTGATAACCAGGCGCAAGCAGAGTGGTGGGCATCTCATGCGGCTAACGACAACATTGCACGAAATGCTTTGTTTGGTGCGTCATTGACTGCGGGTGAGCAAAAGGCGTGGGAAAAAACTTCCATTAACCCTGGCATGAGTCCCTCAATGATCAGAAACAGAATGGCAGAGCGCGAGGCTTTGATTGAGGCTAAACGCAACACCACAGTAGAGAACTTGGGCAAGGCGGGTTACGATGTAAAAGGATTTAAAGAAAAATCAGACTTTTACAACCCATCTGCTAACACGCCACCGCTAGATAGATTAAAAGAAGGTCAAGTTACTAAATTTGCCAATGGTCAAGAGTGGACATTACAAGGCGGTAAGCCTAAACAGGTGAAGTAATGGATGATAAAAAAAACCCTTGGGATGTAGTATCGGTCGCACCGATAGCCAATCAAGCCACCACTCAGGCTAACCCTTGGGAGGTTGTCCAACAAACCCCACAACAACCTAAATACATGGGTTATGGGGAGATGATGGGTCAGGCGGTACAAAACATTATCCCTAGTGCTACCAACATGGCAACAGGGCTATATCAAGCGGTAACCAACCCTGTTCAAACAGTTTCTGGGTTGTTGGATGTGGGTGCTGGCGCACTACAAAAAGCCTTGCCAAAGCCCGTTGTGGACTTTGTTAACCAATTTGAAAGCAACCCCGAGGCGGCTCAACGCGCTGCCAACGCAGCTTCTGCGGTGGGTGGCGCAATGAAAGAGCGTTATGGCTCGGTTGAAGGCATCAAGAACACAATAGCGACCGACCCTGTGGGTGCTATGGGTGATCTGTCTACCTTATTGGGTGGCATGGGCGGTATGGGAAGAATGACCGCATCAGGACTGAGGGCTGGTGGTGCTAACCAATTGGCTCAAGGAATGCAAAGAGCAGGCGATATTTATGCTAAAGCATCAGACTTGACCAACCCCATCACTTTGGCAGGCAAAGGCGTATCAAAGACTGCTGACATGGCAAGCGCACTTGTCCAAGGCGGTTTAGGCTTAAAAACAGGCGTAGGCACAGAGCCAATAGCCCAAGCGGTCAAAGCGGGTCGTGAAGGCAACCAAACATTTGTAGAGAATATGCGTGGCACAGTCCCCATGATGCAAGTCTTGGATGACGCTAAATCTAACCTTGCCAAGATGAATTTAGACAAGCAAGCCGAATATCGGTCTGGCATGGTCAACATAAAAAACGACAAAACCCAACTAGATTTCACAGGCATTGACCAAGCCATTGCTGACGCACAGAAATATTCGTCTTACAAGGGTAAGGTGGTCAATCAAGGCGCAGCCGATGTATTGGATGACATCAAAGCCAAGGTCGATGATTGGAAGAGTTCTGACCCTGCTCAATACCACACCCCAGAGGGCATAGACAAGTTAAAACAAAGCATTTGGGAATCTATTGAGAAACTTCCTAGAGAGTCTAAAACGGCTTACTCGGCAGCTAAAGAGGTTTACGATTCTGTAAAGAAAGAAATCAGTAAGCAAGCCCCTGAGTATTCCAAAGTAATGTCGGACTACTCTCAGTCTAGTGACAAGATCAAAGAAATTGAACGCGCCTTATCTTTGGGAGACAAAGCCTCTGCCGATACAGCAATGCGTAAATTGCAGTCTTTGATGAGAAACAATGTCAACACCAACTATGGAAATAGATTGGACATGGCAAGAGAATTAGAGAAAGCAGGCGGTAATGAGATGATGCCTGCACTAGCGGGTCAAGCAATGAGCAGTAAATTGCCTAGAGGCTTGCAGAGCGCGACAAACATTCCATCGTCTTATTTGGCGTATGGGGTTGGTGGGCCTGCATTGGCTGCGGCTGACCTCATGGCATCTTCTCCCCGTTTGGTTGGTGAAGCGTCTTACAAGTATGGACAATTGGCTAATGCTTTAGGGCAAGCCACTCAACCCGTGACAAACCTAACAGGCAAAGTTCCTATGACAGCACAACAGGCTAGATTAGCGGCTTTATTGGCAGCTCAACAACCACCTCGGATTGAGTTAAACAATATGCTACCCAACAGACCATAAGGAAAAACCATGTCGTACAACGGAAGTGGAACATTTAACATTAACTCTACTGGTCAACCAGTAGTAGCAGGCACAGTCATCACAGCATCAGCGTTTAATGCGTTGACTACTGACCTAGCCACAGGACTGACAACCGCCATCACCAAGGACGGACAGACCACTACAACGGCTCGGATTACCTTTGCCCAAGGCATTACTTCTAGCCTGACTACGGACTCTTCTAGCGTCTCCACAGGCTCAATCATTACTGCGGGTGGTGCAGGCATTGCTAAGAATCTGTATGTGGGTTCTGCGGTTAAATTTGTAGGTGCTACAAGTGGTTCTGTGGGATTGCAAGCCAAAGCGGTAGCAGGCTCTACAACATTTAATTTACCCTCTGCTGATGGCACAAGTAATCAAGCAATGGTTACGGATGGAAGTGGCAATTTATCGTTTGCAACGATTGCGGCAACGCCTGGCGGTTCTACCACTCAAGTTCAATACAACTCTAGCGGTGCGTTTGCTGGCTCTGCCAACATGACATTTAGCGGAACTGCGTTGACATTGGCTAATGACGCATCTATCTCAGGTCTAACAGTAGGTAAAGGCGGTGGTGCTGTATCTACTAATACGGCTGTGGGTGGTAGTGTTTTACAGGCAAATACAAGTGGTGCATACAACACAATCGTAGGATACCAAGCGGGGTATAGCAACACTACTGGTTCAACCAATGTGGCTATCGGAAGAACTTCTTTTTATAACAACACAACAGGCTCTGACAATACTGCAGTAGGTCACGAATCAGGTTTTTCAAACACTACAGGGGCATCAAATACTGCATTAGGTCAGCAAGCACTTCGTAGCAACACCACAGCCTCTAACAACACAGCAGTAGGTTATCAGGCGGGGTACTCAAACAATCAATCAAACACTACTGCCGTTGGATACAAGGCTGGATATGCAAATACTGGTGACAATGAACTTGTTGCTGTTGGTTATCAGGCTTTAACTGCGGCAACAACAGGAACAAGCAATACTTCTGTTGGACATAATTCTAGTTCTTCAATTACAACAGGGGGAAACAATACAGTTCTTGGTTCTGCCGCACTTATGGGTGTTACAACAACAAGTAATAATACGGCTATAGGAAGACAAGCACTTAATGCTAGTACAGCATCTAACTGCACAGCAATAGGTTATCAGGCTGGAATTTCTAACACAACTGGTAATGGTGGAATTTTTATTGGACAAGGTGCTGGAACAACTAGAGCAACTACTGGTGACTTTAATATTCTTATTGGCGCAACTGCACAAAATAGTGCAACAGGCGGTTCTTATGAAATCGTTATTGGTACAAATAACCCAACTGGAAAAGGTGGTTCAACAGGGTTTATAAACGCTGGTGGTGGTGGTGTTTACCAAGGAAATAACTCTGCTACATGGTCTGTTACTTCTGACCAACGCTTAAAGAAAAACATTGTTGACAACACAGATGGTTTGGACATTATTAGTCAGATTCGTGTGCGTAATTTTGAGTACCGAACCGCAGAAGAAGTAACTGAATTACCATCAGACCAAGCCGTTCAAAAGCAAGGCATTCAACTTGGCGTGATAGCACAAGAACTTTTAGAAGTATGCGGAGATTGCGTAAAAGAAGAATCAACGGGCGTAATGTCAGTCAATTCGGACAACCTTACATGGCACATGATTAACGCTATAAAAGACCTCAAGGCGTTAGTTGACGCACAAGCCACAGAGATTACCGCACTCAAAGCAAAGGTGGGAATATGATTGAACTAACAGAAGCACAGCAAATTGCACAGCACTACAAAGCGGCTATGGACTCAGTAAACCTTATCAATGGCACAAAGCCAGAAGGCATGACAGCAGAAGATTGGGCAGACTGCTTGGCTCGTAACAAAGAGCATCTAAAGATTATGCTTGCTAAGGACTACTGGACAACAGAAGACCTAACCCCTTTGGAAACCGCCTCAAATGCTTGAGGACGCTGAAACCCGTCTCGCGGTTCACGAAGCCCTGTGTAGTGAACGCTACAAGCGCATAGATGATTCGCTATCTGTTGGTGACAAGCGCATGGCTAAGATTGAATATCTGTTGTATGCGGTGATCTTGGTCGTTTTACTAGGCCCTGGCGTGGCAGCAGAGTTTGTCAAGAAAATGATCGGAGTGTGACATTGACCCTTTCTCTCTTCTCATGTTGGCACAAGGGGCTGTCTCTGCTATCAAGCAGGGGTGCGCTATGTTGCACGAAGGGAGAATGCAGCTTGAAGGTGCTAAGAAAACCATTGAAGGCGTACAAGCCGACATTAAAGCAATTAAGGGAATCTGGGATTGGTTACTTGGGTTATTTGTTAGCAAGCCTGCAAAGCCTGCCGAAACCAAGCCTGTGGCGAAAGCGAAAGCCCCCAAAAAGGATGAATCCTACGAAACCCTCGAACTGGAAACAATCAAGAATGTCGGAGTCCAACTTGGGAACTTCTTTGACATACAAGCCCAACTAACCAACTATTACGCCTCTTTGGAGGCTGAATCTAAGGAACGCTATGACCCAACTCAAAACACTTCTAAAAAGGCTATTGAACGCGCCTTGGTGGAACTCCAAATGGAAAACCTTGATGCACAAATTCGGGAACAAATGACTGTCTATGCGCCAGCAGAATTAAAGGCTATTTACAGTCGGTTTTTGAAGATGTATGCAAGGATTCAGCAAGAACAGGAATGGGCTAGGACAGAAGAAGTAAGGAAAATGAGACTAGCGCGTTGGCAAAAGGAACAGGAAGAGATTAGAGCAATTGAGTTAACAAGTGGGGTGGCTGGAGTGGTATTCATATCATTACTTTTTGGGTGGCTAATGTGGCAACTACGCGCCTTATCGGGTGGGTTTTAGGATGTGTAGCGTTGTGCATCATTGTTGCAACGACTTCCATTGCCTACATTGAGACCATGTATATGAAAGCCCAACTCAAGCGTGAGATCAAGGAATTACGCAGACTCAAACAAGAACTGAAAGAAAGCAAATGAAGTATTTATTGGTGATATTGCTTTTAGTCGGTTGTGAAGACCGCTATCGGTATTATTGCCAAGACCCAAAGAACTTCTCTGCTAAACGCTGTCAGAGACCTGATTGCCTGTTTACACAAGATTGTCCAGATTACCTTGTTGCACCAGTATTGGAGAAAAATGTCCAACAACCCGCCCAAGTTTCATCCGAACCGATTGCTAACCCAAGAGGAAATTGAGGTAAGGGTCTGGGCCTTTGTGGTCTTGGTCGTTACCTTTATTTTGGCAGGCATAGTCTTTTTTATGCTGTATAGCCTGGCGTTTGTCGTGCAACCAATCAAGACCCTTGCACCACTTGACCAGTCGTTTGCCAAGATGTTGAACGATGTGGTCTTGCTGATTGTGGGTGGCATCGGTGGCGTCATGTCTCGCAAGGGTGTCCAAGCCGTTGCTGACAAAGTTTCTCAAGCAACTGCACCAACTACCAATCTGCCACAAGTTACAACGGCTCTTTATTCTGGGGCATTGCCAACATTTGTAAACCCACCGCTAGACGAAGAATGGAGAGCACCTCCACCACCTACTACACCGCCTGACTTCTTGCACCCAGAGCGTGAGGAAATCGCTAAAGAACGGGCATCTAAATGAACCCGTCGCTCATCATTGGGGCTTTGGTGGCTCTCGGTAGTCTCTATTCCTACGGACACCATAAGGGGTGGGTAGAGCGAGATGCTGA